GTTTTCATCATCAGAAAGTTTAGACTCTCTATCAGGGATGATAGATGCAACCTTTGTGAAACCACCTTTTGAGTCTCTTGATTTATCTCTAATCATAGAGATTGTAAGGTCAAAACCTTCAAATGGGTTCCAGAACGCCCCATACTTTTTAACAAGTGGTGCGACTTTGTCCATGATACCAGAGCCGTCTTGTACAGCTGGGAATCTCCAGAATTTTACACCTTCATGTTCTTTACCACGTTCGATAACACGAACAATGAAGAACTGACGTGACTTGTAATTGATTGCCAATTTCTTGTCTTCTTTGTCAGCGCTTTTCATTAAGAACTTATACATGTCATTCAATGGTGAAGCGTCACCATCTTGTGATGGATCGTAAAGTTTTGTCCATCTTTTTCCAATTTTTAAGTTGTGGAAATAACCAACTTTGTACCATTTTGTCGGATCATCTTGATTAGGAAGAATCCTAATCGATTTCTCACCGCTTTGTGCACCCTCATCAAGTGCAATTGTAAAATACTTTGTCAAGTCAACAGAACTAGATTGGGTAGTCTGTGTTGTTTTCGACTTTGCTTTCTCGTAATCGGCCAGTGTGTCTGTTGCGGCCTTGCTCCAATCGATTTTTTTGTAGTCAATCATAATAATTTATTTTTGTTATGGTACAAAAGTAGGTACAATTACCCGAAAAGTCAAGAACCTGACAAAATATTTTTTTAATAAAACAAAAAACCCCCTAAAGGGGGTTAAATATAATGTTTTTTTTTAAGGGTTAGGGGTTAAAAGATGGATTTATATTTTTTAATACCAAATACTAATAAACCTCTATAAACACTAGCTGTTTCATTTTCACTCACATTCACATCTGTAACTTCTATTGAGGCAATAGGTATTTCCATCATACCCATCATTGAGAATGTTAAATCAGTAACACCATTAATTGTTGCAACTATTGTGTCATTTGTGTTACCCAATGGGATAAAACCGTAATACTCAATTGTATAATCTTCTGTATTCGTAAAAGTTAACGCTGGATCACCAACCGTTAATTTTTCCATAACTAATTCTTGTTGTATATGATTCATATTAATAATTGCTTACAGGTTTTTCATTATTATTTGAATTATAAAAACTGTTTTTAATATCAGTCTCGTTATAATTGTTCATAAGATTATCCATCATCGATAACTTATCTGGTCTATTTTCAAGATCGGTCTGTGTTTTTGGTGCGTTACCACTCATATATTCATCTTGTGTAACACTAAATGGATATGAATCTTTTGCCAAAACTTTTCTTCTCTCTTCTTCGGTTGGTGGTCTCATTAATTCAACTTGTTTTGTTAACGCATCCATTTGTTGTACCAATGAATCCATTTTTTGTAAACCTTGTTCAACACTATTAACTTTATTAATGATATCCTCAATTTTTTGTGATGAGTTAGCTATCTTTTGTACAATGTCATCGGCTTTTGCTGCCATTTCTTTTGTGGAGTTAACTAATTCAGTAACATCAACCTCAACATCACCTTCAGGAGCCGCTGGTGCTTCTTCTGGGGCAACTTCATCACCTAAAGCTGGTTCTGTATCCGCAACTGGTGCTTCTTCTGGAGCTGTTGTGTCCATCCCTGGATCCATAGGTGCTTGATCACCAGTGGTGTCAATACCAGCATCAACTGGTACCTCTTCAGGTGCTACCTCAACTGGAGCTTCTTCTTCAGCTTCATAGAATTTATAATGATGTCCCTCATATAGTTTATCTTGATAGGACATGATATTGTTGAATCTTTTTATCTCTTCGGATAAAATATTATCTAATTTCTTACTCATCTTAAAAATGTTTTTGTTGAATGGCTTATAGGTGATTCTTCTCTCAATAGCTCTCTACCGTCCTCTAGGACCAATTTTTTTTCTATCAAAGTTCTCTCAATTAAACCGTCTTTTGTTTTTACATAACAAACTCCAGTTTTTAAATCACAAACTTCTTCTCCGATTTGTGCTTCTTCAACTCTTTTACCTAAGAATTGGTCTAATTTGCTACCAATGTTGTTCATAATCGTTTACTTTCTTATAAATATCTGATTTTTTATTAAAAGTTACTATTAACCCTCATTAACATAACCATAAATATAATTATTTAAAGTTTTCCATGATTTATAATTAACTGGGTTAAAGTTACTACCCCATGGTGAGTCATTAACAGCCTGCATAGCAGCGTTAATATCATCATCATTTCGGATATTTTTAATCGCTGTTATTATAGCACCATATCTACCATTATTTAATGTATCTAATGTAGCCTTTAAACCTTGTGCTCTGTTTATAAAGTTTTTAACGCCAACACTATTAAAATTAGTGGCACCAGCCGCTTTTTGTGTTGTATTGAATGGGTTATATGTTGCTTTGGCACCTTCATGTTGTCTCCAAGCTTTCATGAATTTAATCTGGCTTGAATTAGGTGAGCTAATACCTAACCCCTTTAACACATCCGTTAAGAATGCAACTGTATAATCTAAACCTTTTGAAACAACATTCCCACTACCTGCTGTTTGATTATCCCCACCACTATTACTAGGGATAACCTCACCCTTAAGATATGGTTCTGGGTCGGTTAATAAAGCTTGATTGGCTGAACCAAAATAATTACTATTATCTAAACTAATAGCATTTTTCAAAACCTCAAAGTGTAAATGTGGTTTTCCTGGTGAACCTTCATCACCAGATTTAGCGATTAGCTGACCAGCTGATACAGTATCTCCAGCTGATACAAATCTTTCTCTTACGTGACCATATAATGTTGATAACCCATGATTTGGATGTGATAGTATTACCGCATAACCATAACCACTTTGTGCTTGGCTTGATACAACAACACCATCCAATACAGCATAAACATCAGTACCAAGAGCCGCCCTTAGATCATTACCCTCATGAACCCTACCTCTCCATTCTTGGTAACCATAACCAGAGGTAACATAAATATTTTTTAAAGGGTTAACCCAACCAGCTACTAATCCACTTCCTTGTTGACCACTACCTTGTTGAACAGGGTATATATAAATATTATCAGTTTGTTCGTTGGTAACATTTTTTATGGTCCAAGTATAGATAGTATCACCAGTTGGATTACCAGTGTCTTCACCTAATATTGGTTTGTTAATATAACTGTGTTCAGTTAGTTTCAATGTGTCGGATTCAAACTTCTCACTGTCTTTACATATTTTAAAGAACGAGTATTGTTTACTCTTACCATACGCACCCATAACATATGCAATCAACTCATCATCATCATTATATTTCGCTGGTTTAAATGTTTTTGAAAAAGCTTTTGTGAAATCAAATAACCCATTTGATTGTGTACCTATTGGCCTTGGTGTTGTATCTGTATTCGCAGGTATATTATTTACAATGGTAGCGGGATTAACGTTATTTAATAATTGTTGTGTTACCGTTTGTTGCGTTGGGGCTTGTAATGATACCTTAAATTGCGTGTTTAGTTTTAATGTTGACGGGTATAGATTTTGAACTTTTACATATGTATTATCAGCGGCATTCGCTGCTCTAATTTCCTTAAGATTATCCTGTTTTATTATACTAGCACTTAGTGTAATCTTTGTGGCAGGAGCTGTATCAAAATAATTAACTAACTCATATGTTGAGAACCCATTAAATATTTGATCATTACTTTTAGTATTTTCACTAACCCAACAGTTAATTCTAGTTATAGCGCTAAGACTAGTTTCTGAAATATCACCTGGGAATGTTATTTTAGGTAAGGTTTCATCATTAGTAATGGCAGTATCTTTACTACTTGTAATTAAAGTTGTTTTAGGGTTGTATTTTTCATCTTCTGTTAATGTTAAATAAACCAATAAATCCTTAGGTTTTTGTGCGAATTCAAGTACTTTAAGCAAAGCCGTCTGATACGCATCACCAATTGTTGTTGGGTAATTATCCAATAAATCACTTAAAGAAAGGTTATTATCCTCATACCCAAGTTTTTTACATAAATCATAAGAAACGATGTCGATAAAATAAGGTGCTGTAATCTCTATATCCCATGAAATATCTTCAGCCAAAACACACGCATTGTTATGTAAATATGATATTAACGTTTTAATTAAAACAGTATCTGTTTCATCCCCACCCGTCATTAATTTAAGATATGATGCGATAACCCATAAACCGTTATATGTAACATATTTATTCACCGCCTCATCAGTAGCTCTTTGATACAATAAACCGTATTTGGTTTCACTAGTTGTTCCACTAACACCAGTAAATGACCTATTAGTATATATGTTACCTGAAGTTGGTATTGGTGTTGCGTCATCTCTATCTAAAAACCCTTGTTGGCCAGATAATTCTTTAGCTTTTTTAAGTAACGCTCTAATAACTGCAACATTTGGTGTTGGTTTTCTAGCTATCGGTTGTCTAACACCTTTAAATGTTGTCATCATGGTGTTATTCGCAGATATTTTATGGCTAACATTTGTTATCCAATAGGTACCATAAAAT